ATGGAACACCTGGATCTGAAAGAATTCATCAATATCATAAGGCCGGTACACATTATGAAATAGATGCGGCGGGTAATAAACAAACTAGAATTGTTGCTAACAATTATGTAATTATAGCCGGTGATGATTATGTTAATATTAAAGGGACTTGTAATTTAACTATTGATACTGATTGTAGAACATATATTAAAGGCAATTGGGATATTCAGGTTGATGGTAATGTAACCGAAAATATTAAAGGAACTATGACTCAAACAGTTGATGGAACAGTACAAGAAACATATAAAAATAATCAAACAACAAACATTACCGGAACTCAAAAGCAGTATGCAACATCACTTATAGATGCTGATGCTCCAAGAATTGATCTTAATAAGAATAGGTAAGAATATGCCAGAAGTAACAAGAGTTGGTAAAGATAAACATATAGGACATGCAAGTCCTACCCCTAACCCATTTCATAGAACTTCTTATGTGACTGGGTCGGAAAATGTTTATACTAACGATTGTAAAACAACTCGAATTGGAGATATAACTGCATGTACAGATCCAGCTGTTGCCGGATCGCCAAATGTTTATGTGAATAATATTCCAGTTCATAGAAAAGGAGACGCTACTGGCGGGCATCAAACATGGGTGCCTAATGCTTCATCTGAAGGTTCGCCAAACGTATGGGCTAATGGCTAAGTTAGACGCATCAGGATTTACATTTACTTCTCCACCTACAAAGGCGGAAACTGAACAATTTGAATATGTAGCATTTGATTATTTTGATAATAATCCAGGAATATCTGGAAATGAATATGTTAGTTTCATTGGCATATATTTTAATGATTTAGGACAGAAAACGGCATGACTATAGTTAAAAGAGGAACAAAAGGATCAGCTCTTACTTATGCTGAAATGGATGAAAACATCCGAGATCTAGATGAAGATACCACTTTAGATAAAGTAATCTTAAATGGTAATACAACTAGCAGGGCTATGACTGTTGGATCTGTGAATGTGACTGGAAGTTTAACTGCAAATAGTCTTAATGTTGATAGCTTACAATATGATGGTCATAAAATTACAAGTAATAATTTAGTATTAGGTACCACTAATGGAAACACCTATTTACAAGCCAATGTTGCCGGCGCTTTAGATCTTTATCATAATAATTCGATAAAATTAAAAACAACTGCCAATGGTATTTTTGTATATGGAAGTGTATCTACATCTGCGGCTGCATATCGCCCAGGTGAAATTATTGAAGAAGTAGCTTTAATTGCTGATGGAACTGAGGTAACTGTAGGATCTGGAACTTATAGTTTGTCAAATGTAACTAGTGCTACAGATCCATTCCCAACAACTTTAACTGATATTCCTGGTTCTTCAATAGATTATACACCACCTAGCGGTACTTCAGTTGTTCAATATCAATTTTATTATCAAGTAGGTTATAGCTCGAGCCAACCTAGACTTCATCAAAGGTTTTATGTTGATGGTGTTGAAGTTACTGATGCTAAAAAGGGTTATGCAGCAGAATACTTTGAAGGTAATATAGCATTTATATGGAATATGCGTATTGGAGACGGCGATGTAGCCGCAACTGGTAAGTTTTCAACCTGGACTTCAGCAAAGACTTTAAAACTCCAGGCCAGGTGTTTCCATACAGGTAATGCAATGAGAGTGCATACAACAAACTATTGGGATGGATCAAGTATACCAACATTTTCCAAACCAGTGATGATTATAAAGGCAATAGCGTAATGGATCCACATGAACAAATAATTCAACTAATGGATTTATATCAAGTTGAGTATGAAAAATTTAAAGACGGTAATAAGTCTGCAGGGACTAGAGCCAGGAAAGCACTAAGCGAAATATCTAGATTGTGTCGACAGCTAAGAAAAGATATTCAAGAAGAAAAGAACAATAGCTAATTTATAAATAGTAAGAAATAAAAGGAACATCTGATGGCCGCTACTCCTGCTAATAAGTTATCAATATTTTATAAAGATATTGATCTTGGATTGCGCGCACATCCAGTTACTGGCGCTTTATTGACTAAAAAGAATGCTGAATCTGTAAAACAAGGTGTACGAAATTTAATTCTTACTAATTATTATGAAAGACCTTATTTGCCAGATTATGGTGGGAATATTCGTCAACATCTTTTTGAATTATTTGATGTAGGAACAGTACAAGACGTTGAAAGAGATATTGAATACGCATTTAATTCTTATATTAAGAGAGCTGAACTTATAGAAGCAAATGTTACAGCAGATGTAGATGGAAATGCTTTGACTATAACTATTGTTTTCAGACCAATTAATTCAGTAAAACCTGAGGAAGTAACTGTCACTGTAGAGAGAATACGATAATGGCAACAACGGCAAATAGTACATTAAGAACTACAGGATTAAGTTACGATGTTATTCGATCTGATCTTGTATCTTTCTTAAAAAATAGATCTGATTTAGAAGATTATGATTATGAGGATTCAGCAATTTCATCATTAGTTGATTTGCTTTCTTATAATACGTATATGAATGCATTCTTTACAAACATGGCTGTAAATGAAGCGTTTTTAGATACCGCCGAATTAAAGCCATCTGCAATTTCTAGAGCAAAAGCACTATCGTATAACCCTACTTCTAATAGAGGTGCAAGTGCTACTATTGGTGTTGTTTGGACTCAACAAGCAAATAGTACATTAACACAATTAACTATTAACAAACATACAAAATTTACTACAACTGTTAATAGTATTTCATATGATTTTGTAACACCAAGTTCTTCTGTTATTCTTGCTAATTCATCAAATATTTTTGCGGCTAATGTAGAAGTTGTTGAAGGTACTGTACTCACTCATAGATATACAGTTGATTCTACTAGTTCTTCATTTATTATTCCAAACGCAAATGTTGATACAACATCAATTACTGTAAATGTAGTAAACAACTTATCAAATGTTGAAAGTTATACTCCAGCTGATGATATAACTCAAGTAAAAAATGATTCTTTGGTTTACTTCTTAGAAACTGAAATTGATGGAAGATATAAAGTGCAATTTGGTGATAATGTTATAGGCAAAAAACCAGTTCAAGGAGCAAATGTTCATATTGAATATAGAGTTTCTAATGGTCATTTACCTAATGGCGCTAATAACTTTACATTAAGTGGAACAATTGGCGGATTTAGTGATGTTAGTTTGAGTATTGTTAATCGCGCATCTGGTGGTACAGGTGCTGAACAAATTGATAGTATTAAATTTAATGCACCTAGATTATTTGAAACTCAAAATAGAGCTGTAACTGCAAAAGATTATGAACGTATTATTACAAGAGATAATGCTGATATTGATAGCGTTTCAGTATGGGGTGGTGAAGAAAATGATCCACCTATATTTGGTAAAGTTTATATGGCTGTTAAACCAAAAGCCGGTATTCTTGTTTCAGATACTAAAAAGACAGATATTAGAAATTCATTAAAACGCTATAATATATTATCCATTGAACCAGAATTTGTTGATCCAACTTATCTATATTTGGTTCCTACAATAACTTGTAGATATAATTCTAGGGCCACATCTTTAACAGCATCTCAATTACAAAGTATGGTAAGTGATGAAATAGTTGCATATGAAAATGATAAACTTGGTAAATTTGAAAATAGAACATTCTATAACTCACAATTTATAAGAGAAATTGATGATGTATCTGAAGCGATTGTAAGTGTAGATAATTCTATGGTATTGGAAAAGAGATTTAATCCAAGTTTAACTAATAAAACAACATATAAGATTAACTTTAATAATGCAATAAAACAGCCAGTTCAATCTACTGGAGCTGATGGTGGTCATTATCTATATTCTTCATCATTTGGATACGGTGGACAAACTTGTTATTTTGATGATAATGGAAGTGGAACTTTAAGAATTTATTATATAAGTACTGGCACTAGAGTCTATTTAGATCGAACTGCAGGTACAGTTGATTATTCAGGTGGATTGGTTTCTGTTAATTCATTTTTGCCAACTGATTATGCAGGTGAACTAAAAATACAAATAACTCCAGAATCATTAAATATAGATTCAATTAGAAACCAAATTATGTTAATAGCTGGAGCTAGAGTTAATATTGTTGATAATGATACTGGTGAAACAGTTGCAACTACAGTTGTACAAACTACAAGCGGTGTAGAAACTACACTATTATCATCTGGAATTCAAGCGGTTGTTTACTAATGTCTATAGCAACGACTATACATAAAGATATATCACCTAGGATAGATCTCCAAATTCCCGAACATGTTCGGGCTGATCATCCAGCCTTTGTAGCTTTTCTTAAAGCTTATTATGAATATATGGGCCAGGATTCGAATGCTATAGCCGCTGCAAGACGACTTCCAAATGATTTAGATATCGATCATTCTTTAGATTCATTTCTCACTTTTTATCTTAAAGAATTTATTCCACAAATTCCAAAAGACGCTTTAGTAGATAAAAAACTACTTATTAAACATGCTAAAGAGTTTTATAGAACCCGTGGTTCTGAAGCAGCTTATAAGCTATTATTCAGAATTATGTGGAATGATGAAATTGATTTCTATTATCCAGGTGAAGATATATTAAGAGCATCTGATGGTAGATATCAGATTACAAAATCAATTAAAATTTCAAATCTTATTGGTGGCGAAGCCATAGCATTTGATGGTGTTCAAATTGATGGTCAAACATCTGGTGCAAGAGCTCGTGTAGTTGCATATTTTGAAACTGAAATTAGTGGTGTTCCCGCAGTTGAATTAAAAATCTCCAATATTCAAGGTAGATTTTTAGATGGTGAAGACGTATTAACTGAAGATAAATCTACTAGAGCTACAATTCTAAATACAGTTGGTCCTGCATCTGGTATTACAACTATTAGAACAGCAGGTGCTTTCCATGAAAGTGGTGATATTGTTGATCTAATAGATACTGGATCTGGTGCTGGAGCAAATGGTGTAGTTACAGTAACTTCTGGAGAATCTGCAGTTTACTTTACTATTGGTAATGGTGGATCTGGTTATAGAGCAAATTCTATTGTTAGTGTTACTCATAATGGTGGAGTTGGTGCTTCTTTTAGAGTGGATGAAATTGATAGTCTTGAATTATTAGATGGTTTGAATACTGATGTTTTTGAACCATATAAAGATGTAGTAATTGGCCATGCAGCTAATACTGCTTGGAGAGGACATCCTTCTGCTAATAGTGCTGCAATGCAAGATAGTATGGAAGTTTGTAATGTTCACTCTACATTTAATGATGCATTTTCATATGCTTCTATTGAAACCGGTTCAATTAATAAAATTACAACTCTTGATTTTGGTTATGGTTATACTAATTTGCCAGAAGCAAGCGTTGATGATACAGAAGTTGCTGGATTTAAAGTTGCATCAAGTGTTAGGCCTGGATTCTTTAAAGGGGCAGATGCAGAAATTGTAACTAACCGAGCTCCAGGATCTATAGCAGCTATTGAAGTTAATGAACAAGGATCTGATTACAGTAAGTTTAGGGACGTATATATTAGAAATAGAACTAAAGGTACCGGCACTGGTGGTTATATTTCAGATAATAAAGGCGCAAATAACGTTCAGCAATCAACTGCACAAGATGCGACTGGTGTTCCAACAATTTATGGTATTATTGACAATCCTGG